ACGAGGTAACCGTGGTGCTGTTCAGCAGGTTCGAGATCTGCTTCGGCGAGACCGCGATGTAACGCGGGATCGACGGGTCAACGTCACCTTCGTCAAGGATTTCCTTGGCTTCGATCAGTTTCGCCAGCGTCAAGCCAGTGGCGCCAGCGGCGATCTGGTTGGTTGCAGTGGCGAACGAGGTCGAGGTGCCGCCGTCCTTGCCGGTCAACGCGGTGCCAAGGGCAGCCGAGATGATCACGTCGTCCATCGCACGACCCATAGCTGCAGCAGCAGCACGCGAGTAGGTCGAGGTCGGATCGACAAGCAGGCGAACCTTGTCCTGGTCGTCAATCAGGTCGGCATATTCATAGTCCGACATGGTGACCATACGACGCGAGTGCGGCGTATCAATCAGGGGGGTGTCCGCATGACGCGAGGTGCGCAGGACAGCAGCAGCGCTACCGACCTGGTCGAAGAAGGCTTTTTCGCCGTTCACAGTTTCCACGTCCACCGCATTGCGCAGCAGCGAACCCATCTGCTGCGAGAGCATCTGGACGTTCGAGGAAAACTGATTGACGAATGCCGTAGTGATTTGAGTAGACATCTGTCTTCACTCCAACAAAGGTTTCAGGGTGCTACGCTCGATTGTCCCATGCGGGGTCGGGCTTACTGCTTGGGCAGTCAATCCGCCTGTCTCACAAGCTTGGCGTGCGGGTCCGAAGATTGTCCGCTGCATCACATGTACTCTCTAAGGCGAAGAGCCTCATCGACATACGCACGATGCTCAGGGTGGAATTTATCCCAATATGGGGTTCCCTGTCCAGTAATCTCAGAGATCCTGCTCTGAGCTTCTGTCGGGGTCATCACAAGCTCGCTTGCTTCGCCCAACAATTTGTCTTCGCCGATCTCTCGCGCAAGGTTTGCAAACATCTTCACGATCGCCGGATGGTCACCCAACAGCCGGCCATCGGCCAGCTCGACCGTGTCAAGCAGCTCAGTGTTGCCCAAGAACGTGACAGCCGCTTTGTGCGCAAGCTGCACCTGCTGGTCAAACGCCTGGCCCCACTCGCGGCGCAGCTCCTGCTCGCCCTCAAGCCGAGACGCCTCCAAGCTCTCTTCCATAGATGCACGCGACTGCGTCACAGTGCCTTCCAAGAACTGAGCAATGCGGCTGGCCTGCTTGCCGTTCAGCCCAGCCTCAAAGGCCGCAGCACGAAACGCCTCAAGCTCAGCATCGCGCATGACATCAGGGCCAACCTTCAGCTCATAGCCCTTGGGATTGTCCGGCGCACCCAGCCGCTTGTAAACCTGCCGCCACTCATCATCCGTGGCCGACTTGCCTGGCAGCGGGATCTTGTCCGCGCCGATCATCCGCTGCGCGTGGACATAGCTCTTGGCCAGCGAAACAGGGTCAGTAAAATTGCGCAGGCTTGGCTCAGCCCGCAAATCATCTGGCAGGCTGTCAAAGAACCCGACAGGTGCAGCCGGAGCTGCGGTCGCGACTTCTTGAGATCCAGTAGCCTGGGTTGTCTCTTCGCTCATGTATCTTCCCTCATCCCGCCCTCGGAGAGCATCCTGACGACCAAAAGCACAGCATCACGCTGCCCCTCCTTGAAGGCGGAATAGTGAGGATCGCCAGGAACAAACGTGCTGGCCTCAAACGCAAACCGCGACTTGAGGTCAGCCAATACCTTCTGGCCGTCTTCGGTGTTAAACGTCCGACGATACGCCAGCTTCAGATCTTCAATCTGCTTCATGCCATACCCCCAGGAAGACCGCCGACAGCCTTAACGAGCGGTGCTACGTTCTTGGCCTGCTCGCTCTCCATCATGTCTTGCTGCATCTGCGCTTGCTGCTGCTGCGCCTGCTGAGCCTGCCGGCGAATACGGGCAACCTCTTCATCCGAGCGGATAACCCGCGCCGGGATGCCCGTCACCTCGACCAGATACTGCACCAGCCGATCGGCATCCAAGTAATCCATCACAGGCGCGATCTCGGCCACCTGCATCATTACCTCAAACCCGCGCAGCATTGACTGCAGATCCGTCAACTTCTGAGCCTTCGCCAGCGGCGACACATACTCAATGTCGATGTCCTGACCTTGTAGCTCCTCCGGGGCCGGGGGGAGAAGGCCCGCCCGGAGGAGCAGTGCAAAGGCGCGAGAGATCAGAGGCTGCAGCAGCTCCGATTGCAAACGGCCCAGAACCGGCCCGAGCAACCGCATCTTCTCTTCGTTCCGTTGCAATACCTCGGTCGCCGTCATCGCCGAACCCTGCGCCAACAGCAACTGATCCACATAAAACGCCTGGCGAATAGCCATCCGGCGCTGCTCTTCCATGTTCAAACCCAGCGGATTGTTCGCGCCAATCTGCAAAGGCTCAATCCGATCGCGGGTGCCAGCCCGGTAGAAGTTCAACGATCCAGGCGTCGTGCGGATCGGCAGCATGAACCCATCATCCGGCGCCATCAAAGGCGGATCTACCTGCTTCTGAGCCGCACGGATCGTCGTCTCCGACATCTTGTTCAGCATCTTCACGTCCGGCAGCGCCGTCATGGCGGGCGATCGGCCATACGTCGAAACCGAATCCTTCACAAACCGAGGCACCATGAACGGGAATTCGTCAAACCCGCTCTCAGACAACAGCGCCTTGGTCGCTTTGTGATAATAAACCGACGCAATCGGCTTGTTCTTCGCAACCTTGCCCTTGGTCTCACCACGCGGGTAAACCACATGGACAATCTCATGCTCCTTGTACGGCTCGTTCTTGGCATCATTCAGCACGCCAGTGGGCAACTTCTCCCCAAACTGCTGCATCATCGCCCGAGCCGTCATCTTGAACTTGCGATACACCGTATCAACAAGACCCTGCGAATCCTCAGAAATGCAAATCTCGGCAATGTGCCGAGTGCCAAACCGCAGATTGTCGCCGTCAATGTCCAGGTAAATGGCACCCGTGCCAAACACCACCAGGTCATAATACAGCTCATGCACTTCCTGCTGGAAGTTCGAGCGATGAAACGCCTGGTACATCTGGTCGATGCACACCTCCAACCACTCATTCGCAGCGTCATTGCGCTGCAAACCAGGGTTACGATACCGCAGAGAAAACCACGGCGTACTCGGGCTGGTCATCATCCCATGCAACGAAGCCGACAACAGCTCAACCGCGTGAATGGCCGTGCCGTCAAAAATCAACTCAGTGCGCTTGTCACCCTGAGTACGCTTCTTGGTAATGTCAGCCTTGCGCGGCAACATGTAATCCGCCAGCTCTTGCCAGTGCTTCTCCCAGTTCGACCGGGAATTCGACAAGTCCTGATAACGACGATCAAGCTTCGCAACCAGCGGATCAACCTGCATCACATGCTCCCATAGCTCGACATCAAAGACCGACGCGCCCGGTCCTCCTTCGTCTTCTTCTTAACCGCACCGCCCTCCATCCGACCAGCCATCTTCTGGTTCAAACGCTCCAGCGGATCTACGTCAACAGAAGCCGACATGCCCTTGGCAACCTGGTTCGACTTGCGCCCCATCATGCCAGCAATCATCTTGCCATTCATCATTTGATCAACCCTCCGCCCATCAGCGACCGGCGACGACGCAGCAAGCCCGTTGGCTCTTCCTCAGCCAACAAACCCTGCGCACTCGTCAAAATAGCCGATCGACGCCCCTTGGCCGCCGTCTCAGCAACCGCCTTCTCAGCCTCGCCCGTCGCAGCCGCAGCAATCAATGCCGCCTCAGCCTGGCCGCCAGCCGCAGATGTCGTGCCAGGACCAGACGAAACAGGGATCTCAGCAGCCGCCGGACCCTCAACCACAGGCGCCGCAGCACTCGGCGGTGGAGCCGGTGGCAGCAACGGCTCAATCGGAGCCGGCGGTGGCGGCGGTACAGGAACAGGCGCGGGCGGCGGAGCCGGAGGTGGGGGCGGCGGCGGCGGAGCAACAGGCAACGGAGTTGGCGCAGGCGCAGGCTGACGATCAGGCCCGTCACGATCAGCGCGGCTGATCATAGATGTCTGTGCCGGCCTGGCCGGTGCGCGCGGCGAAGATACAGGCGCAGAGCCGCTGTATTGCCGACCAGCCGGGGCAGATACACGGTTCGTAGACCGTTCAGACGCCTGACCACCCATACCCAAAGCACGACCAATATCGCGCACTATGTCCCGTATTGCCATCCCGTCACCTCATGCCGCAAACGGATCGTAGTCCATCTCCGCCTGCCGTTGTGGGGCCTTCAACATAGGCCCAGCCTCTCTATACCCAACCGCAAAGTACCGAAACGCATCAGACGCATGACTCGTCCAATCATGCACAGGATTCGCCCGAAAACTCCGCGTCCGCTCATTGTACGCACGATGATACGACCGCAATGCCTCCAAACCAACATTACACCGATCCCGGTCAAACCACAAACGCGGGATCAACATCTGAGCCGCATGAATGCCATCCTCAATCGGCAACCTAGGCACAACCCGAAAGTTCAAACCCAAGTCCCAGGCAACCTCACGCCTACTCTTCCCACTTCCCAACTCCCGAACCTCTATATCATGCGGCGCATTATGTGTCCCGTACAAATATCCCCGCTTGTTCAACACCTCACAATAATGCGGCAACCCCTCGTTCCGAGCCTCATAGAAATCAATCACATGAACCGCACGACCAACCGTCTGCGTAAACCAAACCGCCGTGCTATCACCAACCCCCAAATCCCACCACGTATCAACCTTGTGCGCAGGATCATACGGAACCTTGCAAATCCGACCACCAGCCTGCGCAGCCTCCAACTCCTTCCCATAAATCGCACCAGGAATGTTCGCATTCCAACTGCACTCAAACTCCTGCTGATACTGGTCATCCGTCATCGTCTGCTTGGCAGCCGTCAATTCCTCATCATCCAAAATACCCGTCTCACTCGCCTTGTTCACAACGCACAGCCAATCCGCGTTGCCGCTCGCCTGCTCATACAAATCGTAAAAAGCATTGTGACCCTTCGGCGTGCCAACAAACACAGCCCAACCCTTCCGATCCGACAGCGCCGGTCGAATAACCTCGGGGAACACATTCTCAGGCATCTGCGCAACCTCGTCCATCACGCAGCCGTCCAAATAAATACCCCTCAAGCTGTCGGGGTTCTCAGCACCGAGCAAGCTAATCCGACCACCCGTCGGCAGGTCACACCGCAATTCCGTCTCGTGAAACTTCACACCAGGGATCGCTCCCGCAAACTGTTTCAAATAATCCCACGCCACGTTCTTCGCCTGCCTGTAGGTGGGCGCCATGTACGCATAACGCGGATTCGACTTCCGCGACATGATCGCATCACGCAAAATGTGATTGATCGCCCAAACCGTCTTGCCAAATCGGCGGTGACACACAACCACACCCCACCGCTTGGCATCCATCGCCGCGTGCAAATCACGCTGCAATGGCCGAGGGGCGTATGGGATAACGATGTTCTGGCTCTTGGAAGACATGGCAGCCTCAGTGTGTGGATGTTTCGTAGACCCGTTATACCGCAGAAGTAGACGGCGGGCGGTCTGGCGGGGGGTGGGGGGTGCCGGCCTTTAAATTTGCGACCAGCGCAGCGGCCAAGCCATTGATAATGCAAAACAAATTGAAAGCATGGCGACATGATGCCAAGCAACAAGCCATCGCGTCGCCTTGCCGC